TTTTTATTTTTGAGTATGTTAATCTATATATGACGCCGGGGATAGACCCGTGAAAATGCGAAAGCTGACTCGTAGGAAAGACTACAGTTTAGACGCCGGGGAGAGACCCGAGAGGAGGTATCTATGACAGATACAATTTTTAATATCCAGCAGTTTGCCGAAGGCGGGGATGCCGGTGCAAGTGTTGGTGCAGGCGAAGGCGAAGCAGCAGACGCCGAAGCGGATGCCGCAGCAAAACACGCCGAGGAATGGAACAACATCATCAAAGGCGATTTCAGAGACGATTACAAGAAAGCTATCGAGAATCAGATTCACAAAAGGTTTGCTCATCAGGCAGAACTTGAAGAGCAAGTGAACAGATCACAGAAGCTGGTCGCGTTTTTGTCACAGAAATACGGTTCGGATGATGAGTCCGAAATTTTGGATGCAATTATGAATGACGACGCTCTTTTTGAGCAAGAGGCAGCGGAGCGAGGCTTAACGACTGAGCAGTACAAAGAGTTCAAGCGTTTGGAGTTTGACAAAGCTTTAGCCGATCAGGAACTCGAAGAGCAGGAACGCCAAAGGGCAGCGGAGCGTACTTACCAGGAGTGGATGAAGCAGTCTGATATGGTTAGGCAGATGTACCCGGAGTTTGAGCTCGAGACAGAGCTTGAAAACGACAAGTTTGCATCTCTTCTGCAGAACAATGTCGATATGCTGACCGCTTATCAGGTGTGTCATATGAACGACACCATAACGAACGCTATGCAGTTAACCGCTCATAATGTCGCTGAAAAGATAACGGACTCCATAAGGACCAAAGGCCTCAGACCGTTAGAAAACGGTATAGGTTCATCCTCACAGCCTGTCAAGGAACAGTTTAACATTGACAATATGTCTCTCGAAGACATGAAAGCACTTTCAAGAAGGGCTGCAAGAGGTGAAAGGATCACACTCAGATAAGTCCTTCTCACAATACGGAGGATAAATCATGAATACAAACAGAAATCTCATCAGGGTTAATCTGCAGCAGTTTGCAAACCCGAACACTAATGTAACTACTGACACAGGTCTTACCCACGAAATGAAGACCTTTTACGAGAAGATGCTCATCAAAACAGCAGAGGAAGAGCTTATCTTTGACCAGTTCGGTCAGAAGAAACCTATCCCTGCTCACGGTGGACGCACGATCGAGTTCAGAAAGTACTCACCGTTCGCAAAGGCGCTCACTCCTCTTACTGAGGGTGTAACACCGGACGGACACAAGATCACGATGTCAACCATCACTGCTACTGCGGCTCAGTTCGGCGACTATGTGACATTGTCTGATCGCCTCATCCTGGAAGCTATCGACGACAACATCGTTGAGGCTACAGAGCTCTCAGGCTCACAGGCAGGACGCACTCTCGACACTGTTACAAGAGACATTGTTTCAGCCGGAACTAATGTTCTCTATGCACCTGCAGGCACAACGGCTGTTACTACGCGTGCAAACCTTACTATGGCGTCAGTTATCACTTCTGACCTCATTCTCAAGGCTGCAACGATCCTGCGTACTAACATCGCAAAGAAGATCGACGGCAACTATGTTGCTATCGTTCATCCGCATGTAGCTGAGATTCTCAAGAAAGACCCCAAGTTCATCTCTTGGAATCAGTATACTACTCCGGAGAAATACTGGAAGGGTGAGATCGGGTCTATCCACGGTGTTCGCATCATCGAGAACGCTGAGGCTAAGATCATCAACGATAACACCTGCCCGGTTAAGACTGCAGCAGCAGGTAGTAATCCTGCCGAGTACTACAGCGTATATGCTACTGTTATCTTCGGTGCTGACGCTTACGGCGTTACCGAGATCGAAGGTGGCGGACTCCAGCATATCGTTAAGCAGCTCGGCTCCGGTGATGATCCGCTCAATCAGAGAGCTACAGTCGGCTGGAAAGCTACTAAGACTGCTGAGAGACTTGTGGACGCTCATATTGTTCGTATCGAGTCACTTACTGAGTTCTCTGCATCGCAGGGCGCTAACTGACACATTCATCCTCGGGGCTCACGCCCCGGGGAATATCTTTAGGAGGTAAAATATGGCAACAGCTAAGGAAGAAGCAAAAACCAAAACAGTAGCAAGCGACGGAATGGAGCTTGTGAAAGCGTTTTATCCGGATATACCGGGTACACACTACTCAGGAGACATTCAGGTTGGTATCAACGGGAAAATGTTTCTTGTAAAGCGTGGCGAGGAAGTTGAGATTCCGCGTTGCGTCAAAGAGGTCATTGATTGGTCGATGTCAGAAGATCAGAAGACCGAGAAAAAACTTGCCGAGTTGGAAGGCAGATAAAGTTTATACAAGGATACGGGTATTGTTGCACGGGCGGGGGCGCCCGCCCGTTTTATGGTGATTATATGACGATAGAACAAGCTATAGATAGAGCTGACAGGCTAAGGCCTAACCAGTTTTCTATCACAGAAAAAGTAAGATGGCTTTCAGAGCTCGACGCCCAGGTTTATTCTGAGGTTTTGCTTATGGCAGAAGAGAACTGGAAGTTTAAAACATATATCGAAAACACAGAGGATGAAAACGGCAATGTGATTCAGACAAAGGAGATAGAAGATACTTCTACTCTGGTACCTGCGTTTGATTTTGACGGGTATGATGAAACTACGCCGCTTGATACGCCTCTTTTGATAGAGGATATATACGCTAATGTGTATGTTGATTATCTGATCTCGAAGTTTGACTACGCAAACAGAGAGTACGCAAGCTACAATAATTCAGCGCTTGTGTTTAATAATCAATATCAAAGCTATACTGTGTGGTACAGAAGAAACCACAAACCAAGAGCAAGGAAGGTGCGAGGCATATGATGTTGTTACCGTATGTGGAAGAAACAGCTTCCACAAGGGATATGATATCAAGGTTTGGCGGGTACAACAACTGCGAAACCTGTGCAGAGTCAGAGGCATACGATGAAGCGTGTATGACTTCTGATCGTTCTTTGCTTTTGCGTACAAGAGAGCCAAGAGTCACATTAAGAGAAAATGTTTACGGCGTAAAAGGCCTTCATGTGAACAACGGTCTCATAGAGATCAGACGCGACTCTGACAGTTACGAAAATGTTTTGTTTTTTAACAATACAAGGATTGCACAGCTCCCGAGCGCAGATGATAGAATGATGTGCTCTATGGGGGCTTATGTCATTATTTTCCCGGATAAAAAGAGATTTAATACGCTGACTAATGAACTTGAGAGCCTTGAAGATTCTTTCACGACTTCCGGAGATGTGACATTTACTCCCTGTACCATAGACGGCACAACTATAAACCTAAAGACGGTATCAGGTACGATGCCGTCTAACCCTGCAAACGGGGATTATTGGCTTGACACTTCAAAGGTGCCGCACACACTTAAGGTATGGTCGCAATCCGAGGGAATGTGGAACGCTGTAGCAACAAGCTATGTAAAGATAAGTGCGACGGGTATAGGCCGAAAGTTTAAGAAGCTCGATGTGGTTAAAATCTCGGGTGTGACGACTTATCCGGAGACTTTCAATGTCGATATGGCTATCTGGGATAGGACGGATAATTCGATCATAGTTACGGCTGTTATTGATTCAAGCTTTACAAATACAGGGATAACGCTTGCCAAGGAAGTACCGGATATGGACTTCATATGTGAGCACGGCAACAGACTGTGGGGATGCAATTCCGCAAAGCACGAGATATATGCTTCAAAGCTCGGTGATCCGTCTAACTTTAAATCATTCATAGGTACGGCAGCGGACTCATACGCTGTGACTGTGGGAAGTGACGGAGATTTCACCGGATGCGCTGAGCACGGCGGAACCGTGGTATTTTTCAAAGAAAAGTATATCCATAAAATCTACGGCACTACTCCGTCTAATTACCAGGTAGACACAAAACCCGAAAAGGGTGTGCAGAAAGGCTCACACAAGTCGCTGGTTTTGATTTCAGGGGTACTGTACTACAAGGCCGTAGATGGAGTTATGAGATACGAAGGCTCTTATCCTGTGTTGATTTCTCAGAACCTCGGTGACACGATGTATAAAAACGCCGAGGGTGGCGTATGGAAAAACAAACTGTATATGTGTATGCAGGAAATGAATAACACCACTAAACTGTTTACCTTTGATACTCAAACAGGGTTATGGCATATAGAAGATGAATGGTATGCTCAGGGCAAGAGGTGGAAGCACTTTGTAAATTATAAAAACCGTTTGATTTTCTGGGACA